TAAGAGCTTGGAAGGTCTGGACAGTTCGATTGTCAAGGCGACCGAAAGCACAGTGAAGTCGTCGGCGTCGCTGCTGGGCCTGACCAACATCAGCGAGAAAACCATCGGTTCCATGTCCGAGATGGCGGGCGGCATGGACAACCTCGGTTCGATGTTGAGCAGCTTTTCAGCGAGCCCCACGGGTGGCGGGTCAAGCTGGTTCGGTGGCTTGGCAAAGATGTTCGGCGGCAGCGGCGGTGCCATCAGCAATATGTTCAGCATGAGCCCGCAGGCCACCATGGCTATCCTGTCGGGCGGCGGTGGCCTGTACCACGAAGGCAACGTCGGCGTGTCGTCACGTGTGACCCGTCACCTCCCCGATATGTCGGTGTTCAACGACGCGCCGCGCTTCCACAACGGCAATACGAAGAAGGGGCTACAGCTAAAGGGCTTCGCGTCCGACGAGTATCCGGCGATCTTACGCAAGGGCGAACTGGTCTTCCCCGATAAAGCGGCGGTGAAGAAGTACATGATGCCCGAAATCATCAATGATGTGTGGGGGAAGGCCCCGCGCTTCCACGACGGCAACACGAAGGGCAGCAGTCTTCTGGGCGCTGCCGACATCCAGAAGGCCATAAAAGACGGAACAATCGAAACCGACAGAGGCATTGTGGCGATGCTGGCGTCGCTGATCGATTTCACCAAAGAGGCCCAAGCCGCTGCGAAGGACACCCTCGCCGACGACCCCACCATCCTCCGCTATACAGGCGAGTACTCGGTCAACAAATACGGCGAACTGGTCGATAAGAAAGGCAAGCTTGTCTGGGGCACATCGGCCCCGCTCTACACAACGCCCGAAGAGTTGAAGGCCGACCCGAAGCCGGGTGGCTGGGACATGGGCGAGTTCATGCGGACGTTCGAAAACGCGCCGAAGCTGCATGGCGGCAACGTGATAGGCGCATGGATGAACGCCCCACGGCTGCACAACGGCAACGCGGAGAAGTTCAAGGCCGACGAGTATCCGGCGGTGCTGCGGCGGGGCGAGCCGGTGTTCCCGTCGATGGGGGCGGCACAGGCCGCGATGGGCGGCAACGCCTTCGTGAACGTCCACAACTATTCCGGCGCGAAGGTCACCACCCAGCAGACCAAGGACAACAAGGGCATGACCATCGACGTGATGGTTGACCGGCTGGTGGCCACCCAGATCGATCAGCGCGGCACGGCGTCCAACAATGCGATCCGTTCCAAGTTCGCGGTCACCGAGCGATTGAGGCCCAGATAAATGCCCGCCTATTGGCCCACGGCGCTGCCGCAGCAATTCACAAGGGATGGCTATCAGGACGCCTTCGCCGACAACCGGCTGTCCACCGCCGCTGAAGTCGGCCCGGCGCTGATCCGCTCGCGCATGACCGCCATGGCACGCCCCATCGCGGGCGTGATGCACATGCGCAAAGACCAGTTGGTTCGCTTACGCAAATTCTGGAAGGACGACACGCTGGACGGCAAGCTGCCGTTCTACTTTCCAGACCCGGTTTTCGGCTACGGCTGGCGGCGCAACCTCATCCCCAACAGCACTCAGGCTGGGGCCGCAGTCGGCAACCCCGGAACCCTGCCCACGGGCTGGTCGGGCGGCGGCACCCAGAACGGCATTGCAAAGGAAGTCACGGGGTTCAGCACCGAAGGCGGCATCCCGTACATTGACCTGCGGTTCAACGGCTACGCGACCTCGGGGCTCATCAACGACACGACCTATGTGGCCTCGGCCCCGGCGGTTCCGGGGAGGTACACGCACAGCAACTACGTGCGCATGATCGCGGGCAGCACGGCGAACGTATCGCAGATACAGCTTGTGCTGGTCAGCACGCCGTCACAAAGCAACCTTGTCGATATCAAGCCCCTGCTGACCGGCGAGGCGCTGGCCACCCAGCGCTATTCGCAGTCGTGGACGCCCACCGTGACCGGCCTGACAGCCATGCAGCCGCGCATCCGCGTGCGCGGGGTGGTCGGCCTGCTGATGGACATCACGCTGCGCATCGGCGGCGTGCAACTGGAACTGGCCGCCTCGGCGACCGAGTTCATGCCAACACCCTACGACAGTATGCCGGTGACCCGTTTCAGGCCCGGCGGCGCACCGCCGCAGCCGACCCACATGGGCGGCGACGTGTGGGCCGTGAACATGGAACTGGAAATTTTCGAGATATGAGCAAGACCACCATCTCGCTGAACTTCCGCACACAGATGCAGCTTCAGGAAAGCGACGAGGTGGCGATCATGCTCGTCACGCTGAAGCACCCGGACACTGCCGAAATCGTCAGGTTGAGCGGCGACGATACGGTGGTGCTGTCGAACACGCCCGAGATGGTCTGGGGCACGGTCAGCGGCGGCATGACCTACACCTACCGCCCGCTGAGCCTGCGCCTGCCGACCGACATGGCCGACCGCCCGCCCCGGATGCAACTGGTCGTTGAGAACGTGACCGGGGCCATGGTGGCGTTCACGGCCAGCATGATACAGCGCGGCACCTGCGACCTCGTCATCGTCGCGGCCAGCGCGGTGGACACCGTGCAGATACCTTTCCCGACGATGGATTTGCGTGGGTTCACCCGCAACAGCGACATCATCACATTCGACATCGGGCTGGATGCCGCCGAAGACGAGCCCATCCCGGCGGGCCTGTTCGCCCCGGCGGGTTTTCCGGGGATTTTCGTGTGACCCCGCGCGACTTCGAACCCTATGTCGGCATCCCGTGGGAAGACGGGGGCCGCACGCGGGCAGGGGCCGACTGCTGGGGGCTTTTCCGCATGGTCTATGCCGAAGTGCTGGGCATTGAGCTTCCGGCCTACAGCGCCTCTTATCCGACCGCCCTTGACCGGGAGGTGACGACCCGGCTGGTGAACGGCGGCAAGGACGACTGGGTAAAAGTGACCGAGCCACGTGCGGGCGACGGCGTGCTGATGTACAGGATGTTGCGCCCGCATGTTGGTGTCGTCATCGGCGACGGGCTGATGCTGCATATCGAGAAGGGCACGGGGGCGGTGATCGAAAGCTACCAGTCGCTGAGAGTGGCTGGCACGCTGGAGGGCTTTTACCGCTATGAGGCCGTCTGAGCCCCGCGATGGCGAAATCTTCCTGCCCGACGAGAAGGTCCGGGTCTTCCTGTTCCCGCACGCTTTCGGCTCGCAGCGGGAAGCGTTCGACGTGCCTGCGGGGCTGTCGGTCACCGAAGCGATAAAGCTCGCCAAGGGCCGCGCGCCGATCTTCCCGGCCAAGTTCGGCTTCTACCTTCAGGACGGCACCCGCGTTCCTGAAGAGATGTGGGACCACGTCAGGCTGAAGCCCAACACCTCGGTGGTCGCCCGCCCGGTGGCGGAAGGGCCATTCATGGCGCTGATACCGCTGCTGAGCAGTGCTTTTGCCGGGTTCCAAGCGGCAATTGCGGCGCTGGGCATATTCGGCAAGCTGATCATGCTGGGCATCAGCATCGGCCTGCAATTCCTGCTCAACAAGCTGTTCGCGCCCAAGCCGCCAGACCCCAGCGACGCCAAGCCGGTGTACAGCATCAGCGCGAGCCGCAACCAAGTCGCCCAGTGGCAACCCATACCCCTGCTACTCGGTCGGATGCGCATCACCCCGCCGCTCGCGGCGAGCCCCTACACCGAGATAGTCGGCGACGACCAGTATCTCAGGCAGTTATTCTGCAATGGCTACGGGCCGCTGGCGCTGGAAATCGACACGGCCAAAATCGGCGAGACGCTGGTCAGCAGCTACCCGGAAGCGGAAATTCAGCACAGGTACGGCGACTATGTGGGCGAGCCCGCGACGACGCTTTACCCGGCGAGCGTCATCGACAACCCGCTGAGCATCGAACTGAAGAAGGTTGACCCGCCGAGCAAGCAGGCATGTGCCAGTGACGGTTATCAGGTGGCGCTTGATTTCATGTGGCCCAATGGCTTGTGCTGGATCGATGAGAAGGGCAAGCGCCAAAAGATGGGCTATTCGATTTCCATGCGATACCGGGAGTAC